GAATTGACTATTGAGATAAAAGGATATATGATACCTGAGTTTACCGATACGGTATTTGGTAAAACTGCTGAATTGAGTAGAGCTTATACACCAAAAAAAGTATCGTTTTCCGAAAAAATATTATAATTATATATGTATATAATTGTTATAACAAACTAAATTAGAGGTTACAAAATGTCAGAAGTTAAATTTACAGATGATGAACTAAAATCAATTCAAGAAATTAGCAATAAATCTAATTCTATCACCAACAGATTTGGACAATTAGCTATTGCTAAAATTAATTTAGAAAAACAATCTGAACAAGTAGAAGAAGAAGAGTTTAGACTTCACGAAGAATTAGAAAATCTTAAAAAAGAAGAACAAGAAATTCTTAATAGTATTACTGAAAAGTATGGTCCTGGTACATTAGATCCACAGACAGGTGTTTTTACACCAACCACACAAGTCGAATCAACGCCAAAAGAAAATTAAAAATAACTTTATCACTCTTTCCAAAATTAAGTAATATTTATATATGAATAATTATATGAAATCTTACCTAATTTTCGGAGACAGTAAATGGCTGAAAAAATTGTATCACCAGGTGTATTTACAAATGAAATAGACCAATCATTTTTACCCGCAACTGCTGGTCCAATTGGAGCAGCTGTTGTTGGTCCAACAGTAAAAGGTCCTATCCTTGAACCAACAGTAGTTACTTCTTATTCCGAGTATGTCAATATATTCGGTGAGTTGATTGAAAGTGGTAGTGACAAATATCAATACTTAACATCACATACTGCTAAAGAGTATCTAAGACAAGGTGGTCCTTTAACAGTCATAAGAGTTGCACAATCTGAAGGTAATACTGCCAAAGCAACTGCGGTTGTAAGAGATAGTTCGGGTAGTGCTGAATTCTTTACTCTTGAAGCACTAGGCGATGGTCCTCAATTTAATAATTTTGTTGGGACTGGCTCAAACTTTGGAACTGATAATTTATTACCAGTTAGAGCACATTCCTCCACTAATGACTTACTTCTTTCTGGCAGTTATGGTGGAAGATCAGATAACTTTAGATATGAAATATCTCAAAGAAATATTAAAAAGGGAACTTTTACTCTTTTACTTCGTCAAGGTAATGATACAGAAAATAAAAAGAGTATAATTGAAACTCATGAAAATTTAAATTTTGATCCAGAGTCTCCAAACTACATATTAAAGAGAATAGGTAATCAAACATCAACTGTTGTTGTTGAAGAAGGAGTAGCATTTGTAAGACCAAGTGGTGATTATCCAAATCAATCAAACTTAGTTAGAGTAAGTAATTTTCCTGATTCAAGGAAAACACCAGATTATTTAGACACAAATGGTAATGTAGATTCAACATTATATAGTAATTCAGGTTCACTCTTTCCAGCAATTGGTAGTGGAAGTTATGGTGGTGCTTTCGGTGGTGGTGCAGATATAGCCGGTAACACTCAAGTGGGTACACAGACCGGACAAACTGCCGGTTCAAATGGTGATGAAAATCAAAAACACCCATTTAAATTTTATGGTGATATAGATAGTGACAATTCACAAGGTATTGACATGTCACTCTCTGCAGTAAAGCCAGCTGGTGTGGTTCAAGGTGGTGGATATGCAACCGCTATAAGTCTTTTAAGTAATAAAGATGAATATGATATTGATTTATTATTTTTACCTGGTGTGATAGACCAAGCTGTAGATTCTAATCATAATTCTATTATAGGACAGGCAATACAAATGTGTGAGGATAGAGGTGATTGTTTCTTAGTATATGATAATGTTGCCTTAACTTCTAACATAAGTAATGCAAAAACCAACACAGAAGCCCGTAACTCAAGCTTTTCTGCGGTTTATTATCCTTGGATACAGATTCAAGATGCCACCGCTGGTGTGAATCGATATGTACCACCATCAGTTGTGATTGCTGGTGTATATCATTTTAACGATACTGTTGGACAACCTTGGTTTGCGCCTGCCGGTTTGAATAGAGGTGGTATTGATAGTGCGGTTCAAGCATACAAAAAATTAACACAGAAGAATCGTGATGATCTTTACGATTCAAATGTCAATCCGATTGCTACTTTTCCTGGTCAAGGTGTTACTGTCTTTGGACAGAAAACAACACAGAAGAAAGCTTCTGCTCTTGACCGAGTAAATGTAAGAAGATTGTTAATTAACCTTAAAAAGTTTGTTGCCAACTCTTCAAGAACTCTTGTCTTTGAACAAAATACAACAGATTTGAGAGATCAATTTTTAAATGTCGTGAATCCTTACATGGAACAAGTTCAAGCTAATCAAGGGTTAAACGCTTTCAGAGTTGTAATGGATGATACAAATAATACACCTGATACGATTGATAGAAATCAATTGATTGGTCAAATATTTATTCAACCAACAAGAACTGCTGAATTCATCATATTAGACTTTGTAGTACAACCAACAGGAGCTGCTTTTCCTGAATAATTTTTAGGAAAGTAGATATTTATTACTATAGGAGATAAATAATGGCAGAATTATTAGAATCGAGTAAGATATTTTATACACCATATGAACCAAAATTAAAAAATAGGTTCATCATGGAAATATCGGGTATTCCGGCTTTCACGATTAAAACAGCACAAAGACCACAAATTACCTTTGATGAGGTTGTTTTAGAACATATGAATATAACAAAGTATGTTAAGGGTAAAGGCCGTTGGCAAACTCTACAGATTACTCTATACGATCCAATTGTACCTTCTGCCGCTTCTGCCGTAATAGAATGGATTAGGTTACATCATGAAAGTTCAACTGGTCGTGATGGTTACCAAGACTTTTATAAAAAGAATATTAATTTCAAAGTGTTAGGACCCGTTGGTGATATCATAGAAAAATGGACATTAAATGGTACTTACATTTCAGATGCTGCTTTTGGTGATTTAGATTTTGCATCTTCTGATCCAGTTGAAATTACACTAACACTAAGATACGATTACGCTATACTTGAATTCTAAAAAACAGTTGTATTAAATACAACAAGGAGTTATAATGTCAGAACATAAGTTCCCTACGGAAGTTATTGATTTACCGTCTGGTGGAAAAGTCTATGGAAAAGATTCACCACTTGCCGATGGTAAAATTGAATTAAAATATATGACCACAAAAGAAGAAGACATTCTCATGTCTGAAAACCTCATAAAAAAAGGTGTGGTTATTGATAAATTATTAGATAGTCTTATCGTTACAAATAATGTCAAACAAGAGCATTTGGTTTTAGGTGATAAGAATGCCGTATTGGTTGCTGCTCGTATTCTTGCTTATGGTCCTGAATATACTGCTGAAGTAACTAATCCTAATAATATTGAACAAAAAGTTAAGCATACTTTTGACCTTACACAATGTCCTTTTAAAGAAACAGTTAATGGTTTAGATTATAGTGGTAACTGTTTTGATTTTGAAACACCAATTGGAAAAAACAAAATAAAGTTTAAATTACTTACAGGTGTTGAAGAAAAATTAATTGAAAAAGATTTAGAGCAATCAAAAAAATATGGTTACAATTCAGAAATATCAACGCGACTTCGTTACACAATCATCGAAGTTGATGGTGATAATAAATCAGAAACAATAATTAGTTTTTCACAAAATATGTTAGCTCGTGATTCTGTAGCATTGAGAAATTACATTCAAGAAATTTCTCCCGATATTGATTTGACATCGGAAATTGAGATAGGAGGTGAAGCTGTGAGTGTGTCAATTCCACTTACAGTTGAGTTTTTTTGGCCTAAGTCCATCCAATAAATTAGACATACATCAGTCTATATTTTATTTTATATATGGGACACCTGGGTTTACATTTAGTGATGTCTATAATATGCCAGTTCATTTAAAAAACTTTTATTTACGAGAGTTTATGGACTTGAAGAAAAAAGAAAAAGAACAAATAGATAAAGCACAACAAAAACCACAACCTACAATCCCTCGTAGATTTTCTCCCAAATAACTCTTTTCTTTATATTTATTAGTGTATAACTAATCCTTAGAGTATCATGGCAGATTTCGAAAAAGATAAACAACGACTTAAAGAGATAAATGCCGAGTTAGATAGCAGAACTCGTAGAACAAAGGTTTATATTGCCCTCGAAGAAGAAGCTGCTGAAATAAAAAAGAGACAATTAGATACTCAAAAACAGTTAAATAGAGAATTTCAGTTAGGTGTTAAAGCACAGAGACAGTCCTCTGCTTTTGCCGAAAAAGTAAAAAAGTTAGAACAAGAAAAAGAAAAATCATTTTCAAGTTTTTTACAAAATTTAGCCAAGGGTAATGTTTTACAAGCTGTTGGTTTAGATAAAACAAGAAAGGCAAGACAGAAAGAAATAGATTTAGCTAAAGAAGCTTCTGAGTTATCTAAAGAAATACTAACATCAGGTATTAAAGAAAATGAAAATAGAGTTGCATTACAAGATATAACAAAAGATATAACCGAAGGTGCGATTACAGAAAAGAACGAGATACGAGACAGAATTAATTCTTTAGGTATTGATGACGACATAAGAGGTGGATTAATAGATAAAGCTCAAGAATTATTTACTAGCTCTAAAGCAACATCAGAGGCAACCAAAGCGTCTGCGGCCAGAGCTGCTAAATTTTCAAAGGCAATTGGAATTGGTGGTGCTGCCTTTACTGCTCTTTTTCTTATCGCTCAAAAATTTGCTAGTTCAATTGATGCCATAGGAAAACAATTTGGTAGTTTAAATGTATTGGGTGAT